AAAGGTAGAAACCATGATCAGAGAGGAGAGAAGGCTCCCCTGGCAAAGCTAACTACTGAAGATGTATTGGAGATCAAGAAGCTATTGGGTAAGATTACTTACCAGGAAATAGCCGAAACATATAACGTATCTGTTACAGCAATAGCAGATATAAAACTTAAACGAACATGGGGTCATTTAGTCTAATAAACGAAATGATTAGAGTGAGTACTATAGGAACATGTATACACACAGTATTACAGAAAGAGCAGCCAGATGGGAACTGGGTAAGCATTGACAAGGATGTTATATCAGATAGGAACTATGAGTTATTCTCGTTCCTAAGTAACGTACGAGGTAGTGTCCAGATAGGCCACCAAGGTATAGCAGAGCCGGGGTTACCCGATGGGTTCCGAGCACCTAAAGGACACTTCATGGGAGATCATGATCAGGGGCATATTAATATCGAGGATTTAATAACAGCCCAGTATCCTTATCCTCCTACTAGATTCGAGGATAGGTTTATAGTAGATAAACTAGAGAGAGGGTACACAGTTAGTTTCTTAGATGACGAGGAGCTGGATGACCCAGGTCAGATTATACGAGAACTACAGAGAGGACTACGGATTATATATGGGCATTCAATGACAGTAGATGGAGTGAAGTACGGGGCACAGTTATACAGACTTGTGTTTGGCTATGACTCATGAGATTATTAATAGATGGAGACATCTTAGTTTATAGGGCTGCCTTTGCAGTGCAGAGAGATGGAGAGGCAGAACCTTTGTCACATGCTAAGCAGGCCATGAGAATGTTGATTAATAATATTCTCTACGCTATACCTCATACATCTTACGATGTGTACCTTAGTGCGGAAGGTAAATGTAACTTCAGGTTTGAGGTAGCAAAGACTAAGCCATACAAAGGTAACCGTAAGCAGCCCAAGCCAGTACATTATAATGAGATGAGATTGTTCCTAATGAAGAACTACAACGCTACTGTTGTGTCAGACATTGAGGCCGATGATATGTTAGGAATACAGCAGAACGAGAACACCTGCATCGTTACACTAGACAAAGATCTAGATATGATACCAGGAGAGCATTATAACTTCGTACAGAAGAGAGAGTACCAGGTCAACCATACTGAGGCCTACAGGACTTTCTGTAAACAGCTCATAGTAGGGGACTCTGTAGATAACATTGCAGGAATCAAAGGTATGGGCCCTGTGAAGGCATCTAAGGCATTGAGCTGGGCTGGCAGAGACAAGGCTAAGATGATTAAGATAGTTTATGACCTCTATGATAACGAGGAGTTATTCCTAGAGATGGGTAAGTTAGTTTGGATATGGAGAGACTTTGACAGTATCTTTGACCCTGACTTAGAAGACTTACAGAGCACTAGAGTCCAGTACTCTATTAAACATTACAAGAAGGATGTCCCTGCTAAGAAGTTAGGAGAGACAATAGATGAGGCAGTTAAGAGGAGTAAGGAATGAGTAAAGTTCTAGGAATGACCAATCCAAATTTAAATTATGGCCTAAGGACAGGAGATAAATACGCCATAAAGTATGGGTACCGTAGCGGGTTTGAGGTAAAGATTGGGAAGCAGATTGTTGAGCAGGGACATAAGCTTAGATTTGAAGATATGCAGATAACTTACCAGAGACCTCTAAGTAAGTATACCCCAGACTTTATACTTGACAACGGTATTATCATTGAGAGCAAAGGTAGGTTCGTTGGAGCAGATAGGGCCAAGCATTTATACATTAAGAAGCAGCATGGGGATAAGTATGATATACGATTTGTATTCACTAACGCTAATGCCAGATTAACTAAGACATCTAAGACGACGTATGGAGAGTGGTGCACCCGTCACGGGTTTAAGTACTCGGTTAAAGAGATACCGAAAGGATGGTTTGAAGAGGAGAGTAAGGAATGACAAGTATCACGAGAGTAGCACCAGGTGTGCTGTTTATTATAACAGATTTTAAATTAACAATTAAGGTAAAGGGAAAGAGATATGAAAACTAAGAAACCAAAGATACTACTGTGGGACTTAGAAACGTCTCCCAATCTAATACTGGATTTCAGTTGCGGGTTTAATAAGAATGTACTGCATGGACAGTTGCTGGAGGAACGTAAGATCATAGGGGTATGCTACAAGTACCTTGATGAGGATAAAGTTCACCACCTCAAGTGGAAGGTAGAAGGCAAGGGTGTCGATGCTAAGCGCTGCGATAAGGGATTAGTACGTAAGCTGAGTAAGGTACTGATGGAATGCGATGTAGCAATAGCCCACAACGGTGATGGCTTTGACTACAAGTGGCTTAAGGGTCGCGCTATGTTTCATAGGCTCCCTCCTATTACAGGTGTACAGCTTATTGATACATACAAACTAAGTAAGGCTAACTTCAACCTGAACTCACAGAAGCTAGACTACCTATCACAGTTCCTATTCCGTAAGCATAAGTTAACAACTAACTTCTCCTTGTGGAAGAAGGTATGGCTTAATGATCGTAATAGTCTGAAGTATATGATGGAGTATTGTGAGATGGATGTTATCTTATTAGAGCAAGCATTCAAAGAGATGATACCTTACTGCGAGAGACTACCATTAAGTCTTGGTGTGTTAAGCGGTGGAGATAGAGACAGCTGTGGAGTCTGTGGTTCTATCGAGAGGATTAAGCAAGGGTTCAAGTATACCCAGATCGGTAAGAAGCAGAAGTACTTATGTAAGAGCTGTGGACGTATTTCGGTAGATACTAGAATGATGAAAGAACCTAAGAAGAGAGGTAACACTAAATGAGTATGTCAAAACAACCATGTCAAAGAGTTAAGTTTGACGAAGAGGCAAGGGAGAAGTTAGCCAAGGGGGTTAACCTCTTAGCTGACACAGTACAGACCACACTAGGACCTGGTGGGAGGTATGTAGCTTACCAGCCAGCACCTGGTGCTTTTGCTGTAACTAAAGACGGAGTGACAGTAGCTAGATCTATACGTCACCTAGAGTGTCCATACGAGGATATGGGTGCTCAACTGATACGTCAGGCTGCACAGAAGACAGCTGAGATAGCAGGTGACGGTACCACTACTGCTACAGTACTGGCAAGAGCTATATTCATAGAGGGCAAGAAGGCTGTGTCAGCAGGGCTTAATGTAGTAGACGTTAAGAAGGGCATAGATAAGGCGGTAGAACATACATTAGAGTACCTAAGTAAGCAGGCTAGAAAATGCTCTACGAAGAAGGATCTAATTGATGTAGCCACTATCTCAGCTAATAACGATGCCAAGTTAGGCAACATGATAGCCTCGGCTAAGCATAAGTTAGGCAGTAACGCTGCTATCACAGTAGAGATGGGTAGACAACAAGAGACTACTGTAGAGTATGTTGATGGTCTACGGTATGATGAAGGGTATGCTTCGCCCTACTTTGTTACTAACCAACGTAACATGAGAGTAGAGTTTGAGGATGCATACATACTGATTGCAGACTATAAGCTCCATACTATCCATGAGATGGTAGACATACTAAATGAGGTAGGGGCTACAGGAAGACCAGTACTCTTATTAATAGATCAGTTTGATCCTTCAGTACTAAACTCCTTAGCAATTAATAATGCACAAGGAGCATTGAAAGTATGTGCCACTGTGTTCCCTATGGGGTTCGAGGAAGACGGTACTGAGCTAGCTAAGGATTTAGCAGCACTAACAGGAGCTACCATACTAGGCCATAACACTGGTGTAGATGTAAGGTCAGCTAAGCTAGAGCATCTAGGTCAGGCTAAGAGAGTAGTAGTAACACGACAAGACACTACCATCGTTGGAGGGGCTGGTGATAAGAAGGATATCAAATTACGAGTAGGACAGATTGAAGATCTTAAGGCTAAGCTAAAGAATACGTTTGGTGCTGAGAAAGCAATACCTTACTTAGATGGGCGTATCTCGAAGCTAACAGGAGGGATCGCTGTTATACATGCAGGTGGTGCTACTGAGGCTGAGATGAGGGAAGCTAAGGATAGGATCGATGATGCAGTCTTTGCAGTACAAGCAGCCAGTGAAGAGGGTGTTGTGCCTGGAGGTGGTGGACTATTCGTACATGCTTCTAAGTTATTATCGGGCATGAAAAAACCCCAGACCACCGATGAAGGAGTTGGGGTTGAAATAGTTCGTAAAGCATTATCTGCTCCACTTAGACAGGTTGTCAAGAATGCAGGGTATGAGCCTACACTAATCATTGAGAAGACTAAGGATATAGATTCTATTGATAAGGGGTTCAATGCAGCTACTGGTAAGTTTGAGGATCTCAGTAAGTCTGGTATTATTGATCCAGTGAAAGTATTGAAGTCAGCTCTGAAGAATGCAGCCAGCGTTGCAACCTTGTTGCTTACTACTGAAGCTATAGTCGTAACAGAGATACCAGAAGATAAAGAGTAAAGTATTACTCCAGACGTAAAAATGCCCGGGCGTAAAAACCTGGGCATTGTGCGTTGTGGGGTTTGACAATTACTCGTCTAGGATACTAGGTCTAATAGCCTTTATATCATCTGGGCATTTACAGCCTTTCATGTCACAGTCAGCGGGCATATCTCTAAGCTTCTGCTTGTGGGCCTTCAGAGCCTTCATTCTAGCCTCGTCACCGGACTCTATAGCTCTTAGGACATCCTTGTCCAGCTCATCTAATAGTTCGTTACGTTCAATCCTCAGGATATCTAGATGTATTGATCTACACTTATCTAAGTCTTCCTTTATATCCTTCTCATCGCACTGCTCCCAAGCATCTCTGAAGTATCTATCCTTAGGTATCTTATCTTTATCAACTACCTTGATGTGGATAATCCTATCACCGTAGTCTTTACGTGCTTTCTCTAGACAAACATTAATGCTGTCCCCTACAGGGTGCATGATCCGTATTGTTTCATCACCTACTAATTTCATTATGATACATTTGCTCATGATGATTCTCCATATGCTGTTATATATAAGGCAGTAAAGCTTGTAGCTGCTGCCGCTGCGTTTAATTTCCAGGACTGTGTTGTTACTGTTCCTGCTGCCTGGCCTATTACTGTAGATCTACTACCTTCGCCTGAGGTGGCTAGGTTTGCAAAGTTTCTTACATCCACTACATAGTTTGCAGAGGAGAAGGCTGTTGACCAAGTGATAGTATATTCTCCAAGAGGCCCATCTACCACTGAACTTACGTTGTAGCTGTCGACGACAGTTGCTGCGTAGTCTATTTGAACCCATCCCTTCGCCGCACCGGGGTGATGTATCATTGTATCTGTAGGCACTAAGAACACTGTATCAGTGGCAGCCTCCATGATTGCCTTTGTAGCTTGTGAGCCTAGTCCAAAGGATAACACTCCTGATCCATTAGTTGCTAGCGGTGCTAAGGTAGATCCATCAGAGGTAGGGTAGTCAAGTCCTGACAGTGATACTGCTCCTGACCCCTTACCTTTCAGTGCTAATCCGATATTGGTGTTATCTCCTCCTACTCCTAAGGTAGGTCCTGCACCTGTTGCTGCATTAGTAATCTCAAGGTAGTTGACTGCATTAGACGTTGTAGTAAATAATAATTGTTCATTGTCGCTGTCATCATGTATACCATTAGAGCTATTAAAGGTAATGTTATGAGAGTTAGTGTCTAAGGCACCTCCTAGCTGAGGTGTTGCATCATATTGCCATAGAGGTCCATTGACTTCTAGGGAGATTGTTCCAGCACCGTCTGTTACTAGTACATAACCATTGGTATTAGTACTGAGATCTACATCTAAACCATCAAGTACAATATTACCTATACCGTCAGCAGTAAAGGCTATGTCTCCATTTGAGGAAGATACAATAGAGTTGCCATTAACGTCCATATCTCCTTGGATTTTATCACTGGAGGATAAGGCATTAATGTTGTCTACTGTACGTAGAGTAACATCATCCTTGTCTGTTATAACAAATCTATACTCACTACCAGTCTCTAAGTACATCTCTGCTTCCCCTCTGCTATCTAGGATAACAGGGTTTCGTCTCTTAATAGATAGCTCATAATCTGCGTAGGTTGGCTTAGCTACAGTAGATGCTCCTGACTCATAGGTATATACTTTACCGCCTTCTAGCAAATTACCAGAGGTATCGAAATATCTAAATACCGGGTTAGGTCCTAGTCGTGCCATTATTGATCTCCTAGTGCAGCTACTGATACATGGGTTACCCCGGTCTCTGATGCAGCCCCTGCGTTAGTAAGAATGTTTACCTGAGTAGTTCCAGCTGCTTGTCCTACTATTGTAAGTATAAGAAGACCAGAAGAGAATACAGATCCAGTTACTGTGTAATTAGCTGAGCTAAAGTCAGTGGTCCAGTTGATCGTATAATCACCTACTCCGTTGTCTGTTATCGATGCTACATTGTGCGAGTCTAAGTCTGCTGCTGCAGTACTAATTACAACATATCCTTTTGCTACACCTGGGTTGTGCTGTGTGCGTCCTGCTGTAGCGTAGACTGTATTAGATGTAGCAGTCTCCATTTCTGCTTGAGAGGCAGTAACAGCTGCAGAGCCAAACGATGCCACACCTGCTCCATCGGTTACTACAACTTGTCCTGCAGTACCATCAGCATTTGGGTATTTAACCCCACTGATAGTTATATTACCTGTACCCTTAGCGACCAAGTCTAGGTCAATATTAGTATCATCACCTACTGCATTAATAGCAGGGCTTGAACCTGTGGCAGCATTGGTTATGTCTAGGTAGTTAACAGCAGTAGCAGTCTTTTGAAAGATTAACTGCTCATTAGAGGAATCATCCAGTATACCTTTAGCATCATCAAAGGTAATGTTGAATGCGTTAGTATCTAAGTCTCCACCTAATTGAGGAGTAGTATCGTTGACTACATCAGATGCAATATTTGTAAAGGCTAGCTGTGCTGACCCATCTGTCTTGATTACCTGTCCTACTGTTCCATCTGCTTGGGGCCATTTAAGACCATCTAGAATTACATCGCCTGTACCGTTAGGTGTGATAGCGATGTCTCCATTAGCACTGGAAACAATAGAGTTACCATTGACATCCATGTTGCCATCTAGGCTAGCCATGTTAGGCACAGGAACATAGGGGTCAATTGTTCTGACTGTAGCCCCTGCTGAATCCTTTATAATTAATTTGTATGCAGCGTCTGTAGCAAAGTACCTCACGGCCTCGCCATTAGCATCCAGTGTAAAGCTTGTTGCAGCGTCTACTGTCTCTGCTTGATCTGACCATGTATTCTTTGGAGTACTGGTACTGGTTATAAATGTTTCCACGGTACCTGCATTGAGGACAGATCCGTCACTGTCAAATGCTTTGAATACCGGGGACGTTCCTAGTCTTGCCATTGTTTATTCCTTTATGTCTATTGAGCCTTTGAGCTCTAGTAATTCTTCATCTGACATCTTTGAAAAGTCAGCAGGTTTGTTCTGTTTAGCTGTAATCGCTGTGCCTATCTGAGAGGCTATTCGAAATAAGTCATCAATGGACTTAGCTTTAGAGCTAGTAATGATGGCTATACCTGGTCTACTACTTAATAAGAAGTTGATACCTTCTTTAATAACTCCGCTACTGCCTGGGATACCTGTAGGAAGTTTCCTGTTAAGCTTAGCTACACGTTTGAAGGCTTCAGTGGTTGTCTTATTCATTGTCAGTCCTGAGTTATTCTTGATCTTATTAAATGTACTCAAGAACTTATCGGCATTAAAACTACCTGCATCATTGAAAGATCTCAAGTATGCATTCTTTAATAATCCCTTCTGGATAATGTCTTCACCTTTAGGCCCTATAGCCTTAGTGATCTTACGTAGGACTTTGCCGCCTGTTGGCTTAGATAATTGTGAGGTTAGTGCATTGAAGTCACCGGCTCTAATAGACTTAGTGATCTCTTTAGATTCTAGATCTGCAATCTTAAACTTTGATACTTCCATACCTTTCTTGAACTGCTTAAATGCTTGAGGGCTTATAGTTTCTAGTTTAGTTTCTAGTTCCTTTCTCATAGAATTCTTAACCTGTGCAACTACTTTAGCTGCTGCTGGAGATTTACTCCATAGAGGTTTAATGGTATCATTAAGTCTTCCATTACCTACTACTAATTCTTTAGCGTCTCTAAGTGAAATCCTACCTGCAAAGACATCGTCTAGTTCATCGACTGCCTGCTTGACTGCAGTGATCCTGCTGCCTGCTAGCTTATCTCTAGCTGCTTCATATAGGCTCTTAGAGGTAGAAAACTCTGAGGTTGTTGTTCCTGCTTTGCCTTTGAATGCTCTAGTCAGTAGTTTATCTGCTACACTTGCTGCCTTAGTTTCCCTGGTCAATAGTAGCCTTTCAAAGTCATCTGCATGTGAGAATACTTTACCCTCTGGCATTAACTTAGCTACTTGGTCCCTTATTCTCTTGGTTGCTGTTTGTACTTTAACTGAACCTGCTACCTTACCTACTGCTGCACCTGCTGCACCAAACCCGGCACCTGTCAGTGCTCCTAGGGTTCTATTCTTCTCATTGCTAACTGCCCCTATTAATGCTGACTGTCCTACTACTGAGGCTAGTGTACCTGCAGCTTTAAGTGGTCTTAATAATTTACCTGCTCCGGCTATCTCTGCACCTACCTCAGAAACAAATGCTGCTCCCTTGGCAACTGTGGGGAACTCTTGCTCGCTAATGGTTTTCTCACGTTCAGTTCTAGCTGCGCCAATACCTGTTCTGAGTACTTCTGTGGACTCTGGGTCTGTAAGACCTACTAGATCTAATAATTCTTTACCTGCTAAGGTAGTACGGTCTACTGCTTCTGCAAGTCCTGATTCAACACCAGCACCAATAGATACACCTAAGTCTTCCCCTCCTTGCAGTACATTATCTGTAAAATCACTAACTGTTGTGAAGGCTTCTGATATAATATTAGAAGATGGTAAGGGTGTAGGCGTTACTGCTTCCTGGTCTCGTGCTCCCAGTAATTCCTCATCAGTCATTGTACTGTAGTCAATAGGCATTATAGTAACCCTCTTCTCTTAAGTTCTGCGTTAATAGAGTCTAAGGCGCTGGTCTTGCCAACTGAGTCTATGTCCCCATAGTCTACTGCATCTCCACTCTCATCTATGTCAGGGCCTCTTAAAGAATCCCAATCACCTTTATCAGATATCATACTTCTGGCTTTCTCCCACTTATCAGATGCTTTAAGCATTGCTCTATCTGCATCATCCTTTGGACCATTCGCTCTAATGTCAGCTAACCATTCAGTTCCCTTTAAGGTGAATGCGCTACCTTTTGTAGCAGCCTTAGCCCAGTAAGCAGCTTGTTGCTGTGCTACTGATTGTAGGCCTTCTACAGCCACTGTAAACTCTGTAGGGCTCATGTTCATATGAATGAAACCTTTCTCAAGTCTATCTAGCTCTTGGTTAGAAGCCGCTGCACCAGTAATATCTTTCCTGTAAGCATTAAATAATTGTACTACTTGCGTTCTCATAGTAACTAACGAGTTAACTGAATCTTTCTGTTCGTTGGTTAATGTCTTACCTAAGCCCTCTAACTGCATCAAACCTTTGATCTTAGTTACACCAAGTTTATTAAATAATTCAGGTTTGTAGAGTTTAGCTATTGAACCTAGATCAGTAGCGATCTGTGATTTGTTAACTGATTTCTCTGTAAACTTACTTACTAATGTCTTTGGTACCTCGCTACCTACACTTGCTTGTTTAAGTGCTTTAGCATTAAGAAGGGCTATGTCGCCTAGCTTCTTCTGCCTCTCAATTGATTTGTCTATTGCTTTATCTTGCTGTGCTAGTAAACTAACTCCCATGCTATTTAAAGACTTTGCTAAGCCTGCATTGTTTAGTCCTGCTGCCCCTGAATTCTTTACCATAGCATCATGCACCATTGAACCTACTAGTTCTGGGCTTGTGCCTTTAGGTAGTTTGTCTAACATGCCTAGAGTTACTGCTGCTTCATTAAATGGATCAATGTAAGGAACACCTTCTTCAGCGGCCTTACGTTGTGCATCTAACTTATCTTGTTCTGACATTACCATAGATGTCTTTAGCTTAGTTACTACTCCTTGAAGCTCAAACTCGGCTTTCTTATTAGGATCTAGCTCTCTCTCTAGCGCTTCATTGGCTTTAGCCTGACGTAACTTACGTTGGTCTAAAATACCTTTCTGTGCTAGGGCTACTTCACTAAGTCCGAATTCTCTTGGTTGTGCTAACTCTTTCAGTGCAAACTCTTGATCTTGTCTCTGAGTATCCAAGGCACCTTTCTGTCTTAGCTTTTCCTGTTCGCTTGGAGCCATTACTTCTGCAAATGTTGCTCTATCTGCTTCTTGATTAGCCAAACCTCTTAGTTGTCCTAGGGCGAAGTTAGATTCGAATCTATTACCACCACCTGAAGCTCTTGCCTGTAAGGCTGCTAGTTGTGCATTTTGTGCTGCTGTTGCCATAATTATATCCTTCCCTTATCGTCTAAACTGAACACCGGCTTTAGCCAATATGCCCATAGTCTCGCTACCCTTAGGTAGTAGTGTGCTTTGAATTTGTTTATTTGTACGTAGACCACCTTCTAGTACTGCTGAAGATCTCTGTGAGGCTGCGCTAGTAGCTAACTGCCCTAACTGTGATCCTTGCTGTGCTTGTAGCTGAGCTTGTTGACCGGTCTGAGAAATACCTTGACTGGCTATGTTGCCTGTTAGTCCTGCTAACTGAGCTAGTCTAGACTGTTCAGCTGCGAATTCTTGTGAGGCTAAGCCTTGTCCAAACCGGTTAAGTTCTTTAAGTACTGAGCCTGACTCTAATAATCCTCTAGCTGCTGCTGATCTCTCAACTGCCTGCTGACCCTGCTCTTGCCTGAACTGGAAACCAGGTGTAGCTTCTAGAGCTGCCTGTATGTCTCCTTCTTGGCCGACACCGCCTTGACCTATATCTAAACCTGATAGCCTAGCTAGCTGCTGTATCGCTGCTGTGTTGGCTGCCTGATTGGCCTGTATTACTTCTTGGGTAAAACTCGTACCCTGTAATGTATCAATAGCCTGAGTAAACCCAGTAGCTACATCTAGCCTTGCCTGTCCTTCAGCTTGAGTAATATCATTAATAATTTGCTCTAGTTGTTTAGGGTCTAGGAAGCTAGTGGTAGTAGCTACTGAGGTATCTCTGAAGACTGTTTCTGGACTTGCCATATTATCTTATCCCGTATAGTTTGTATGAACCTGAGGTGAATGCCCCAGTATTTAAGTATAATCGAACACCATTAAATGCTGCCGATATGTTATATATTCCTGATCCTTCTACTCTAGTGAGTACTCCGCTCGTATTCTTGTATTGTATGTCCCACCTAAAGTGAGAAGCATTAGAAGTACCTGCTGGTGTAAAGAATTCTATTTCCCCGTTAATGATACTATCTGACGCATTGTTTAATGATGAGGGTGTCAGTTGTATTCTATTGTCTGCACTATCTGTTGTAGTGATGGTTGAGCCCGTGTTGGTCTCGATAAGCCATGTATAGTCTTCAGCCCCTGACTCAAAGGTAGAGCCTGTGTCTGTGCTAACTCGTAAGCTAAGCATGTCTGAGGGCTGTGATATTAAGATGTCCTGTAATACTAGGCTATAGTGATCGTAGTCCAATGATATTCCAGACACTATATCCAAGGTATCATTACTAGAGATCGTTGAATCTGCTACTGAATTACGTCCGTTTGCAGCATCATCCTGTATATCCTGGAACCATTGTATCCAGCCTTTAGACATAAAGCCTGAATCTTCATTGATATTGGTTCCGAATGGAGGAGGTGTAAGCTGTGCCATTATTGCTGAGCTCCAGGTTGTGCTAGTACTCCACCTTCTAGGTCAGCTCTAGCTCCTAAGATAACAGCTTCAACAGGGTCAGATACTTTGAATTCAAGTACCCAGTCCCTAGCTGTACCTAACATATCCCATTTGATACGTCTATTGTAAACACCGGCCTTTCCAATGTCTCTCCACATCTCGTTACCCCAGGTATGTCCGCCGTCTTTAGACACTCGTAACATGATCTGTGGATCGCTACCTTGTCCATTATCTAGGCCTACACCTGGCTCCATGTCTAGAGTTAGGTTGTAAATGCTTATTAATTCTCTGTCAGAGCTAATCTGAGGCGTTCTACGGCATCTTTCTATAGTAGCCCCTGCGTCGGTATAGGTATCCTTATTAAGTTCGTACAGCTCGCCTGTATTGAAGTCGCCTACAATATGCTTACCAAAGGCAAATGCATAGCAATTAGATCTATGTCTAACATGCTCTTCATTAATGATAGAGTCACGTTCATGCCATAAGGCTGTACTGGCATCATATACCCAGGTCTTATCCTCGGTAGGGAATGTAAGTACGTAGAACTCATGCATGCCTTCACGGTACACATAAGCGAATGCATCACTAATAGTCGTGTAGCTGTCTATAGCCTGTGAGATAGCTCTTGATGAGATAGACACTGGAGTATAGCCTGAGGCCTTCACTACTAAGCTCTGTCCTGCTTCATCCTTAGATAACCAGTACATTGTATTATCTGCTCGTGCTAATGAATTAGCTGCAGCTAGTCCCTTGTGTAGCAATACACCTGGACGCTTAGTGAAAGGGAAGTCAGCATTACCTGAGTTAAACCAGATCTCTACTGTCTTATCTCCGAATAACCATAGCTCTCTATGATCTGACATACAGGCTACCAGGTTGTCCGGTGCTGCTGTAGCAGAAGCAAAATCTAAAGCATTCCAACTTAGCCCGTCATTAATAGCTGATAGCCAAAACTTCTGTGTTGTATTATCTATTACAATAAAGTACCCATCTTGATAAGCAACAAAGTCTGGAGATGTGATAAAGTCACCATCTGTAATCTCTGCGAATGTATCTGTTGATATTGTATAGATATAGCCCTTGGTACCATCTACGATCATGATCTGGTCATTAGATGCTGCTATCTGAACTAGACCACTTGAAGTAGACAATGTACCCTCTTCAGTCTCAACACCTGCTGATGTTACTGAATAGAATTTATCCTCAGCTACAGCGTATAGAACACCTTTGTGCTCCCATAGGCCACGTACCTGATTAAGGCTAGTGCCTAATGTTCCAAACGACAATAAGCCCGGTGTAGGTCTTAATATAAGATCGTACTTACCAAAGGACTTATCATCTTCTATATACCAGTTAATAAGACGCTGAGCATTCTGCTGCAGTACTGTCTCGTATGCTGGTCCATTAATATTCAGTTGGGCCATTACAGTATCCTTGGGTAGAAGATTACATGTGGATCGGTATCATCTGCACGCTTAGCGTCATCTAAGAACTGATCTGCCAATGGAGCAATTACCGTAAGCTTAGTCTCTTTACCGAAAGCTGAAGCCAATCGAAGAGCAAGATTATATGTAATAGCCTCAAGCCATTCATCTGGGAAGTATAAATTATTAGTTGTAGCATCTATATCCTCAAGTGTCTTAGTGTAATCAAATCGTAAGCTCTCTTGTAAGTTATCAGGCTCAGTGTACACATAAAGCACAGGGTTAGTTAGTTGCTTATCAAAGTAACATATGAAAGGACTGCCTTCAGTCTGCTTGTCTGTAAGCTCCATGTACTCATCTCTGTTCACTAATCTAATAGGAACCTCGTTATTATTATCATTCTTAAGACGTACGTTACGTATCATCTCTGGATGACTAATCTCATCCGTAGTAAGTGTATATGCATATACATAGCTTCCACTGGCTGCGACAGAAGGTAAGGCGTCATTTACAGTGATCTGTATTGAGCTGTCAACGCTTGCGATGGTTGTCTCGTGACGAGCTCCAGAATCAAGCTGCATAACGATCTTATCGCTTGCTGTCATTCCAGTAGAACTGGTAACTGAGAGTACTGTCTGTGCAGCGGCTTCAGCAGCACTTAGGGTAGTTTGCACTAGTCCTGAGGCTACGATGCCCGCACCGACTTTACCGCCAGTACCAGATTTATTATGGAATGTATAGGCTGTAACATCATTATCAAATAACAATGCTCCTTGTCCTAGCCCCCATAATTTGATGCCTTGGCCACGCCAGGCTTTAATCATTTTGTTTAACACATCAATAGCGTAGCTCTGGGTAGCAGCTTGAACTACTTCCTCAGGATGTACTACACCTAATAGTATTAATGAGTCTTTAACGACTTCTCCTGCAGTTTGCGTGAAATCAATCGAGTTTGATGTTGTCATATTTATTCGTCCGGTGTATCATATGTTATAAATCTATCAGCTGGCTGCCCTGTTGGAAGGGGAACCTGTGCTGTCGGTATTTTGTATCGTGGTCTAATTCCATTCTCTTCTGCGTGTGTTACACATACAGGCAATTGGCTCTCTTTAGCTAACACGATCTGTGAGCTCTTCATTATGCATCCGCATATAGCACACTCTATGTTGTACTGTCCCTCTTCATATTTTGGTCTTGCTGACATTATACATCTTCCCAGTTGCAGTCCAAGCTTTCCCAGACTTGAGTAGTAGTACCCCAGTAAAGGGCTGCTACGTTATCAAAGTTAAGCTGAGTACTTGGTCTTCTTATTATTTGTGGCCTTGGGCCCTCTACAGGATTGTTAACATTACTGCTAAAGTCCTGAATCTCGTTGTGGTTAAAGCATACCCATCCTAAATCCGGCTGGTAGCTACATCTTGTATTAAGTTTCTTGAGACTGCATCTACGGCAGAATACATAGTAATCTCCTTGTGCCATTATCTTCCAACCTTAGGCTTAGGGTACTTACGTTTAACTGCTAGCCATTCGCCTACAATACCATCTAGTTCTTTACCTAAGTCTACCTTGCCACTCATTTGTAAGTAGTTTAGGGTCTTTAGCACTGCGTCTAGCTGATCTCCTATTGAAGGGTAAGCTTTAGCTCTATCGTCTCTGTACTTAATCAAAGCATACTCAGCTATTTTAGCTTCATGCCTTAGCTCGTCTACTTTACGTTGCTCTATGTCTGCTTTTGATATTGGAGTCTTAACTCCGTTTACTAATTTATATTCCATATTATGATGCCGCCAATCCGTATAATTTAAACTCTCCAGAAGCAATATTGCCGCTGCTCATTAGAAACTGTACTGCATCTACATCAGCAGCACTCATTCTAGCTGCACCTCCAAAGGTACGTACTCCGTTTTGTGCTCCTGATTCATCTCCATAGTAACCATCCATAATAAACCTAGTCCACGTAGTAGTAGAAGGATTCATTATCTTGATAACATGGCATTGTAATTCATTTGATCCACTACCTGCATCCTCTCCGGACCCAGAAGCAGTAAGACCAATTTCAGTATCTCCTGTACTACCTTGTGTAGTAGCCAGGCCTCCACTATGTTTAATACCTAATGTCCAAGTATAGTTGCTAGATCCTGAATCATAGGATGAGCCATTATTTGTACTGGTTCTCAGCCACAACTGAGCCTGATCATTAGCTCCTTGCATGTCAGTGATTACTACCATGTATTGATAGTATGTAGCGCTAAGACCTGTAAAGGCAATCGAGGCGCTACTAGAAGCTGTAGCTGCACTAATATAAGTCCATGCTCCACCTCCACCGCCAGCTGCTGCTTGGAAGGTAGGGGCTGCGCCAACACCGTTAGATGTTAGTACATGTGTTGCTGTACCTACTGCTACTGTTGCTGGGGCACCTGCTGCGTCCCATGTAATAAGCTCGCCATCTGTACCATTAGCTAAATCTGCTACATCTACATTGCTTAGGCTATTACCTGTGCCATTGGCATCAAAGGTCTTGTTCGTTAGTGTGTCTGTACTTGAAGGGGTGAAGTCTGAGTTTATTGTCAGAGTATCTCCACTCATTGCTGTAGTAATCTCAGTACCACCGGCTATAGTAAGAGTATCCCCTGGAGTAATACCAGTTGATCCAGTGTCTCCTGCTACAGTAGTGTCAGAGACTACAAAGTCCATATCGCCTGTTGCGTCTTGGTATGTTACTGCGATACCTGTCTTGGTGCCCCCCGTCGCCACTAAAGGCCCTGCTATATCTTCTACTTCTTCATTAGTAAGAGTAGCAGTGATAAATCCACTTGTGACATTGCTATAGTTAGCTAGGTCATTATCTACTACATAGTCTATTGTGCCATCTGCATCTTGGTAAGTTACAGTGATCAATGTCTCAGTATTACCAGTCACCATAGCGCCAGCTATGTCTTCTACTTGTTCAGTGGTTAACGTAGCAGTAATATACCCACTGTCATTAGTCCATTGTGATATCGCTCCAGACTTATTAGTAAAGGCTACTGTTGATGTTGCTAAATCACTAACATCAGCTGAGTTAACAGTTATTGTGTTAGAGGCTGTGTTAATTGTTTTATTAGTAAATGTATCTGTTGTAGCTTTGCCAACTAATGTATCAGTAGCTGCAGGTAATGTTAGTGTTGTTGTGCCTGCTATTGCTGTAGCGTTTAGTGTTGTTGTACCGCTTGTAGACCCTGCATAGATCATCTTAGTAGAGTTAAAGGTCTTAGCGCCTGTAACAGTCTGTATGTCCGCAAGGACCATATCTCCTGAACCTGCTGCAGCTTGCCATGAACATGTACCATCTCCATCTTCCCGTAAGAACTTAGTTCCACCTACTTCACCAGTAGACAATACAGCTGTACCCTCTACTGACCCTGCAGCGACTGTCTGCCATGAGCTAGTGCCGTCCCCATCTTCACGTAGGAATTTACTGCCTCCCACCTCTCCTGTTGATAGGATCGCTGTACCTTCTTGTGCATCCACTACAAAGTCCATATCGCCGGTAGCATCTTGATAGGTAACCGTAATGCCTGTCTTAGTTCCGCCTGTAGCTACTAATGGGCCTGCAATATCTTCTACTTCTTCATTCGTAAGGGTAGCTGTTACGTAGCCACTATCGTTAGTCCATTGTGAAATTGCACCTGACTTATTAGTAAAGGCTACTGTTGCTGTAGCTAGATCTGTTACGTCGGCCGCTACATGTGTGTGGCCAACTACTGAGTATGATCCTAGGTCACTAATCTGTGATTCTGTTATTGTAAGACTAGCTTCGTGCTGTGTTACTGAGGTAACTGTTATGTTAGCATCAGGTACGTTAGCCCATGTAACAGAGGCAGTTAAGTCATTGACTTCTGATCCTGCTACAGTAGCGAATGATAGATTACCTGCCGCATCAGTTACAATAGCTTGGCCGCTAGTGCCATCTGTTGTTGGGTAGATTAAATTATTAATACTAACCTGAGTAGTAGATAGCTTCATTACTGAAGCAGTACCTTCTCCGTCTGAGATGGTGCTTAAGCTTGTTGTGATGCCGCTGTTACTATTAGAGATCTGTAGTAAATCGCGGTATGTATCACTTATTTTCTGTCCTGTTAAGTCTGCCATCAGTTATCCCTTCTTACTGTTCTATTTCAATTATAATATGTACTTCATCTAGATTCGCTAGCTTAGTCGTCGTAAGAGTTATATCTCCAGTCACGCCTGCACCGCCTGGGTTTTTAATACCACCGAATTCTTCAAAATGATGAGCCGATGCATTGTCACCAATGCCCATAGATGTTATAGGTGTGTCCGTGGTTGCATCAAATTCAAA